ATTTGCTTTACCTGTTCTCTGCTCGGAAATCTCATCTCAGGCCTCGCTTTCTTCCGTGGTGCGGAATGCGGAATTGCCTTCCAGTCTCTGTAAAAGGCGCTTGCGGGTTTCTTTGAATTCGTTGCCAATGAACCCCAGTCTCAGGAGGAAACACCGGAAGGCGTATTTGTCATTCGGTACTTCCTTCTCTTTTGCGGTGATCCGCTTGGCGTTCTTGGCCATCCGGCAAATCGCTGTGATGAAGTGCATGGCCGCCATGCTTTCCCCGCTTCCGAGGGGCCGTTTGTACCAAGGGAAGGCCACCCGGTCTTCGGTAAGGACCACCGTGGGGTCTGCGCAATCCAGCGCCTTCTTGATTAGGTTCGCTTTGCTGGCGATGATTTTTTCGAGGTTCTCGATCTGGCTTTCCGTGAAGTCTTCCCGCGGCATCGTCAGGGTCCAGCTGCTTGTGGTCATCTCTTCCTCGGCTTCGGTTTCTTCTGCCGGGGTTTCGGTTTCCGGCAGGTCAATTTCAAATCCCTGTTCCCGGAGGGCTGCCGCCAGGGTCTTCATCCCGGCTTCGTCTTCCGTTGTGATGCTGCCGTCCCGTTCCACCGTGTAGTTCCCCACCGTGTAGGTGAAGGCCGGTGCGCCGTTGTACTTTGCGGCCTGCCCGGTAATCCCGGCGATGGCCTTTACTAAGTTCTTTCTGTCCTTGCCCTGTGCGTTTGTCTTTGCGTTCATCTTTGTGAACCTCCTTTGTTCTTTGGTTAGTGTATATATCACTCTAAACGCACATAAAGTCAAGTTATATTTTTGTGTTTTTAGATTTATTTTTAGTATTTTTAAAAGAAATTACAGCAGATTTTCCTATCTCAGAATTCTGTAAAAGTCAAGCTATTTTTTAAGAAATTATACATAAATTTTGACCAAAATTCGTATCTCTGATTCCAAAAACAGTCAAGTTATATTTTGGGTTTCTTAAAAAATAACAGCACTAAAAAAGGAGCCTTTCGGCTCCCCTGTGTTTTCTGTTTTGCTTATGCGTTCATCGCCCATGCAATCGCGTGGCCACCATCCTCGAAAACCTCCTGGCTCATGGCGACCAGGTTCAGCCGGCATTCGATTTCGTCCAGGCCCGTTTCTTCCGGTGTGTCAACGAACTCGTAAACCCCGGCAATGAACCCCTTCCAACCCCGGTCGGCGACCAAAACCTTGTCGCCCATCTTCAGCACTGCGCCAACTGTAGCGTTGACTTCCATTGCTAAATCTTCCATCGTGGTGGTGTTCGGCAGGCGGTAGCGGGCTGCCTTGTTCTCTGTGTATCCGTTCATTTTGCTTGCCTCCTTGTGCATATTCTTTGGTTAGTGTATATATCACTCTGAAAGCACATAAAGTCAAGTCATTTCTTCAGATATATTTGCGAAATACGCAATACCAGCCAGCACAAAGAAAACGCACGGCAGTGCCACCCCATTACCCCACATCTTATATTCAGCAGAATCGGTATGCGGGTTCTTAAGCCATTTGACGACCTGGTTCCGGGTACGTGCCTTTTTGGCTGTTCCCATCACCCGGCGGTGTGTCTCGAACACTTCCATCCAGAAGCGGATTTCCTCATCGGTCGGTTCCGGCGTTTCCAGGTTGGAACACCACCAGTCCGGGAATCCCTGGAGCCTGGCGCATTCCGTCGGGGTCAGCCTGCGGACTGCGTAGTTCACGTTTACCAGCGGAGGGTCCTTGTAATCCGTGGCCACAAGTGAACCAGCCTTCTCTTCTGCTGCATGGGTAAAATATGAATTTTTGCTGGCGCAGTAGGTTACTTTTTCCGGGGATTCCTGGATAGAAACTACCGCGATACCGCCTTGGTTGCTCCCCGGCATGTTCCCACCCCGGTCAACCGTCCGGCAGGTGTCGCTTTCGTAGGCGTGGTTCCGCATGTTCTGCGTCCCATTCGAGGACTGCCGCACATCAAAGGTCTTCACGGTCTCCACCACAGCAATGCCTCCCTGGTTGCAGGTCGGATTGCCGCCGTTAGCGTCCAGCGTCCGGGAAGTCTCTGCGTCATAAAACCCGGATTTTGGGTTGTCCGATTTCATGGAATTGCTGTCCTTGGAACAGATACCGAAAGCGTCATGCTCCACCACAAAAGGTTGGTTGTTTCCTCCGGTTCCGTAAGTGGACAGCACGGTAGGCGCTGTTTCCACAGGACCGGTATACCGGGTATCCTGGCTGTGGTTCTCGTACACAGTGGCAGGAACCACCCCGGCGCGGAGCGTCGGTGCCGTTTCAGCCTCGTAGCCGATGTTCCCTGCTTTCGCAGAGTGTTCCGTACAGAATCCCGCCGACATCACAACCGGCGGGTGATGCGCTTCCGCCCGGAGTGTGCAGGTGACGTCCTCCGTCACGCTCATGACCACACCGCCCTGGTCGTTCAGGCAGATAGTTCCGCCTGCCTCTCCAGCGCAGCCTTCAACACGGCAGGCAGTTCTTTGCCACGAGCGGAAGCCCTCTGCAGAATACCCAGACACGCCTTCCGACTCAAATAATATTTTTCCGGCACAGTGGCCAGTAAGATGTCCGACAAGATAGATGCGTTTTCTACGCTGGGGAACGCCCCAAGCGTCTGCGTCGAGGACGCGCCAGGCAACGGAGAACCCGTCACCCAGGATGCACCCTGCCGGTTCCCATTTCGCAGATCCAGGTACTGAAACCGAATCGTCGCAGATGCCGCAGATTTCCTCGAGGACTTTTTGGAAGTCGTCCCCTCCGTGGCTGGAAAAGGCTCCGGGTACATTTTCCCAAACAATGAACCTTGGATATATTCCATTGGTCTTCTCCCTCATTTCCTTAATGATACGAACAGCCTGGTGGAACAGGCCGGACTGACTGCCTTCGAGCCCGGCGCGCTTTCCGGCGATGGAAAGGTCGGTGCAAGGGCTGCCGAAGGTGATGATGTCCACCGGTTCCAGTTCACCGCCATCCAGTGTGTTTACATCCCCGTAATGCTTGACGAAGGGCAGGCGTTTGGTTGTAACCCGTATCGGGAAAGGTTCAATTTCACTTTGCCACACGGGTTTGATTCCCGCCAGGATACCACCCAGGCAAAAGCCTCCACTCCCGTCAAACAGACTCCCCAGCGTCAGTGTTCCCATCCTTAACCTCCACTTCATCATACCGGTAGGTCACGCCATCCCGGACGACTTCTACATTTTCAGAACTGCCAACCTGTTCGATGTAGCGTTTCACTATCACATCGCAGAATTTTGGATCCAGTTCAATGGTGTAGCAGATTCTGTCCGTCTGCTCACAGGCGACAAGCGTCGAGCCGCTGCCTCCAAACGGGTCAAGCACGATGCAGTTGGACATGCTGGAATTCATAATCGGGTAAGCCAGCAACGGCACCGGTTTCATAGTCGGATGATCGGCATTTTTGCGCGGTTTGTCGAATTCCCAAACAGTACTTTCTTTACGCCCTGTATACCACTCATGTTTGCCGATTTTCTTCCATCCGAACAATATTGGTTCATGCTGCCACTGATATGGTGACCTGCCCAAAACAAGGCTTTGCTTCTTCCAGATACAGGTGCCGGACAGATAAAAGCCGGCAGCAGAAAAGGCTTTCCGAAAATTCAAGCCTTCTGTATCTGCATGGAACACATAGATGCTGGCGTTGTCCGTCATCACCTGTTCCATGTTGGTAAAAGCTGCCAACAGGAACTGATAAAAGTCATCGTTGGCCATGTTGTCATTTTTGATTTTCCCGGCGCTGCCTTCGTAATTGACGTTGTACGGAGGATCGGTCACCACCAGATTCGCCCGGGTTCCTCCCATCAAGATATCGTAAGATTTCTCATCGGTACTGTCCCCACAGTACAGTCTGTGCCTGCCTAATTTCCACAGGTCGCCTTTTTTCGTCATGACGGGTCTCTTCAGTTCGGAAGAAACATCGAAGTCGTCATCTTTTATGCCGTCCTTTATATCATCACGGAACAGGTCATCCAGTTCTGCCGCTTCAAAGCCGCTGAGGCTCACATCGAAGTCCGCTGCCTGCAAATCGTAAATCACAGCCTGCAGTTTGCCCCGATCCCAATCACCGGAAATCTTATTCAATGCAATATTCAGCGCACGTTCTTTAGTTTCATCGAAATCGACTACCACGCAGTCCAATTCATCAATGCCCAGGTCGCGCAGCACTTTCCAGCGCTGGTGGCCTCCAACGATGTTCCCGGTCTGCTTGTTCCAGATTACCGGCTCCACGTATCCGAATTCCTGGATACTGCGTTTCAGCTTTTCATACTCCGGGTCACCCGGCTGCAAGTCCTTCCTCGGGTTATAGTCCGCCGGGATAAGCTCAGACAACAGTTTTTTTACAATCTCCATATTCCCTCCTGCGCAGCAATCGCTGCAGTCCCTTTTCCGCATCAGCCACATTGCCTTTGACGGCCTGACCTTTCAAAGTCCTGTACTGTTGTGGCGTCAGATATTTTTTGCACAGCTTCAGCTGGTGCATAAATTCATACAGGTTCATCCTATCCGCCCCTTCCTGGCCGTGAGCAGTCGTTCCATCAAATCATCCTGCGGAGATTGCCCACTGTACTCGCTGGAGCAGTTTTCTTTCACAATCTGATAAATTTCCATCCAAATCCTGTTAGCCTGTGACTTGTAGTCCTCCCCCATAGCCACAAATGGCGATTTCTGCGCCTTACCCGTAGTGGGGTGCTTCGAGAGATGGCCGTATTCTGTAACAACAGCCTCGCATTGCCGCCATCTGGCCACACTCATTGCATACATTTCTAAAAGTTGGGGTGATATTAAATGGGAGCAGCCCCGCTCATGGAGCCACTCCCACGCTTCTTTATATATTGCATCCGCCTGCAGCGGTTTTCCGTCTTTCTGTATTGCCGAAAGCATCTCTGAGGGCCTCGGCATCTCCCGACCTTCCAGGTCGGCTGCGTTATCAAATTGAACCACCGTGATGCTCCGCTTGCCCGGATTGCCCTCCATGAGCTTATCCGCCAGCGGTTTTTTCTTTGCCCCGGCGTTCGGTCTGGCACCCCCACGGTTCGTTCCGTCCTTCGCCAAATTCCATCAACTCCTGTCCCGGGTCCTATTACCCTGTTTGAATCCGCGTTTTTGTGTACGCGACCCCCCGCCCGGTGTAGCGTACAGGCCCCATAGAGATTTTGACCGCCCCTCCCCAGGTCACTTCCGCCGGGCCCTGCCAAACCGATCGCCCATCTGGACACCGATACGGGAATGGCATGCCTTGCAGAGAGGCATAAGATTCTCGTCCGCATGAGTCCCGCCATGCCGCAACGGCAGGCGGTGATGTACTTCCGTCGCTTTGGTCAGCCTGCCTTCCTTCCGGCACTGTTCACACAGCGGATGAGCCGCAAGGAACCGGGCGCGTATTTTTTTCCATTCACTGCTGGCGTATAGTTTCCGTGCCGCTTTGTCACGGCTGTACTTGTCGTACTGCCTGTCCGCCAGCTTCTTGTGCTCCTCGCAGTACCGTTCTTCCGTCAGCCGGGGACAGCCGGGATAGCTGCACGGCCGCTTGGGTTTCCTTGGCACAGCCATCACCTCCGTCCGCATTTCACGCAACAAAAAAGCCCCACGGGATTATCCCATGAGGCTCTGTCAATTTTATCTTTTCTGCCGATTATATTATAACACAAATGCAAGAGGCGCATCTCGGCTCAAAACGGCTCAAAGTGGCTCAAAACGAAACTATTTTTTAAAGGCTATGTCACAACAAACAGTTGATAAATAGCCATTTTTATAGGGGAGTATCAGAACTCCCCTACAAACTGTTATTTGCAGTTATCTATACTCATTTGGAATTTCGATATGAAGTGTCTCACACAAT